ACACCGATACCGGAGGTCCTCACATATCTGTCGTTGCCACGCCGTCCACAACGTCCCTGCTCATTACACCTAGCCCCCTGCAATCAACCGAAAGAACCGGACCTCGCTTGGTCCCGGATCTTGGGTGCATGGGTGGTGCTGGAGATCGACTTCGCGAACCCCTTCATCTACGGCATCGACCTCGAAGCGTGCCTCGACACACGTTCGTGGCGGTGGTTCCGGCTCCGTCTCATCGCGTTACTCGGCAACCCCGCCAGCAAACTGAAAAACGTTCTCACCCAGGAGGTATAGGTGGCCGACTTCGCGGACCTCGACGACGCATGCGACGGCGACCTGTATCTGCCGTGGCGTGGGACGTCGTGGATCGTGACGGAACCGACGGCCGCCGAGTCGGAACGTCTCCGCACACTGTCGTTCACCAACGAACTCGTCGGGCACGTCGAAGTGTACGAGTACCGGAAACTGCTGGGGCAGACGTGGAATGACCTAATCGATGCGGGGATCGGGTGGGCGAAGCTGATGCATTTCGGGCGTACCGCGATGATCCACTTCACCGGCACACCGGAACTCGCTGAACACTATTGGCATTCGGGTCGGTTGACGACGTTGATGGACTTGGATGTCGCGGCACGTAAAGCGAAGGCCGCCTGATGGCCCTCGACTTGGGTGAACTGTCTGTCCGGTTGTCGGCGCAGGATCAGTTGACGGGTGCGTTGGATGGTGCGCAGCAGGCCGCGCGGCGTACCGATCAGGTGACGCAGCAGGCCGCGACCGGTATCAGTGCGTCGACGCAGCGGATGGCGACTCAGTATCAGCAGTTGTCGCGTGAGGCGGAGACGTACGCGACGGCCGCGCGGACCGCGCACTCCCGCGCGGAGACAGCAGTGGAATCCGCGAGGGTCGCGCAGGAGCGGTTGGATGCGGCGCAGCGTGACTCCACCACGTCGGCGGATCAGTTGGAGCGTGCGCAACGCCAGGTCGCTGACGCCACCTCCGAAGCTGAACGCGCAGTCCGCAACAGTGAGTCCGCGAACGACCGGATGATCTCCTCCCACCGTCGTGCCGCGAGGGCAGCGGAAGACGGCGGCCGGGACGCAGTCCGCGCCATCGAACGCCAAGAACAAGCCATGCGTGACGCTGCCCGCACCGCAGAATCCGCAGGTGAAGAAGCCGGATCTGGTTTCGCTGACCGGTTCACAGGCGGCCTCGACCGCATGTCTGGTGCCGCAGAGGGCGCGGGCGGATCGACGGGTGGTTCGTTCATCGCGGGCTTCGCGCCCCGCATCGCATCCCTCGGGTCGAAAGCAGGCCCCATCGGTGCCGCACTCGCAGGAGTCGCAGTCGTCGGTCTCGCAGCAGGCGCAATGCTTGCAGACGCCATCGCAGACGGTATGCAGCAGGAACTCGAATCCGACATCATCCAAGCCCGCCTCGGTGTGAACGACGAGACGATGGCGATCGTCGGCAAAGCAGCAGGTGACGCCTACGCCAACGCTTTCGGTGAGTCCATCGGCGCCAACAAGGACGCCCTCGGCACCCTCATCCAGGCCGGTGTCCTGTCCGGTGAAGAGGGCAACCCGGAGATGCAGAAAATTTTGGAGCAGGCGACGGCGGTGTCGGAGATCCTCGGTGAGGAAATCCCCGCTGTCGCGCGCTCCGCCAGCCAAGCGGTGAAGACCGGTATCGCAGAGGACGCGACCGGTGCATTCGATCTGATGGTGAAGGGCGCGCAGAACGGGTTGAACGTGTCCGAGGACATGCTCGACACGATGGACGAGTACGGCACCCAGTTCCGGAATCTCGGTTTGGATGGCGGTCAGGCGTTCGGGTTGATGGCGCAGGCTGTGGAGAACGGTGCCCGCGATACCGATACTGCTGCGGATGCGTTGAAGGAGTTCGCGATCCGCGCGACGGACGGGTCGGAGACGTCGGCGGCTGGCTTCGAAGCGATCGGTTTGAACGCGGAGGAGATGACAGCGAAGATCGCCGCAGGTGGCGAAGGTGCCCGCGAAGGACTCGACCAAGTGTTGGACGGGCTGCGGGGAATCGAAGATCCCGTCGCCCGCAATGCTGCCGCTGTCGAACTGTTCGGCACCAAAGCAGAGGACATGGGCCAAGCCCTGTACAGCATGGACTTGGACAAGGCGACCCGCCAGTTCGGTGATCTGGGTGGTGCTGTCGACGGCGCGATCGGCACGATGGGCGACAACGCTGCCACTCAGGTGGAGATGGCGAAACGCTCCATCGAACAAGCCAAGAGTGAACTGAACGGGATGCTCGCGCAGGCGTTCTCCCCGATGCTGTCCGATCTCGCGGCGACGGTGTCCGAGAACAAGCCGGAGATCATCGCGTTTTTCACCGAGGTTGGTGGGGCGGCGTTGACGCTGACGTCGGGGATGTTGTCGTTCGGTGCTGACTTCCTGCGGATCATGGCGAACATCGGTGACGCTTCGGCGACGGCGATGGGCGGAATCATCGGCACGATGGGTGACGTCGTCGGGATCTCCGCGAAAGTCGCTGGCGCGCTCGGCGCCGACGGACTGTCCGACACCCTCGCTGGGCTGTCCGAGGGCATGCAGAACTGGGAAGACAATACGAAGTCTGCGAACGATACGTTGCGGACGATGGCCGACGGTATGGATGGTGGCGCGTCGACGCTCGCGAACATGCGTGACGGGTTGGTGCAGACCGGCTCTGAGATGGCCGCGGCTGCCACGTTGACGCGGGCACTGTCCGAGGATGTGAATGCGATCCCGGATGGGCATTCGATCATCATCGATTCGAATACTCCTGAGCAGCAGGCCGCGTTGGAGGCTCTCGGGTTGAAGGTGGAGAGGCTGCCTGACGGGTCGTTCCGTGTCACGTCGAACACTGATGAGGGTCAGCGGGCGATCGATGCGTTCATCGGCGCGAACAATGGCCGGTCGGTGGACATGTTCGTTGACTTGGAGCAGCGTCGGGTCGGGTATTGGCAGAACCAGGGTGTGTCTGCTGAGCAGGCTCCGACGATGCAGGGCCCGGTGCCGGTGTTGGGTGTGGGTGCGCAGGGCCGACCGCCTGTCAATGTCGGTGGCGGTGGTGGTGGCTTCGCGAATGGGGCGATCATGCTGGGCGCGATGGCCGACGGCGGCCTCCCCAACTCCGCGAAAATCCAGTCGCCGCGGATGAACCTGATCCAATGGGCCGAACCCGAAACCGAGGGTGAAGCGTTCATCCCGCTCGCACTGTCGAAGCGCGCACGGTCGATGGACATCCTCGCTGAGGTAGCCCGCCAATTCGGACTCACCCTCTTGTCGGAAGAGTCCGCGAAAGTGTTCAAGGGCGACCCCAAATCGTTGACACCGGAGTCTGATCCGACAGGATGGCGTGCACTGCTCGGCGGCGACTACAACCCACGGTTGCGGCAGTTCGGCATCGAAGAGGATTCCCCGTTCGTCAACGCTGTCCTGGGTGCCCGCGATCTCGTCGTGAACGGCAACTACGACGGCCGCATGTCGCAGCTCGGCATCGAAGAAGACCACCCCCTCGTCGGTGCGCTCCTCGACTATTCGAAGCTCGTCAAGATGGCCGACGGCGGCATCATGTCCGCGCAGGCCGTCAACGAGTTCCCCCGCCGTGAAGGATTAGAGGGGTCGGACTACGACTGGGGTGGCGTCCACTGGGGTGACTGCTCGGGTGCGATGTCCGGTATCGCCCGCTACGCCGTCGGAATGGACCCGTGGGGTGGACGTTTCGCCACCGGCAACCAAGCGTCCGCGCTTGCGTCTCTCGGCTTCCAGTCGGGTGTCGGGTCGGCGGGGACGCTGCGGTTCGGGTGGAAGAACGGCGGCCCCGGTGGAGGACATACTGCGGGCACACTCCCTGACGGTACGAACGTCGAGATGGGTGGCGCGCGCGGGAACGGTCAGGTCGGTGGCGGTGCTGCCGGCGCGAACGATCCGCAGTTCACCGATCATGCGTTCCTGCCGTTGCAGGGTGATCCGGGGATGGTGCCGCCGATGGGTGGCATCGACTATGGGCAGCCGTCGACGGTGGCGGGTGGCGGCTATTCGGGTGGCAGTGTGTCGATTGCGAACTCGGGTCCGATCGATGTGCGGGTCGTCAACTTCGACGACATGAAGACCAGCGATGCTTTGCCGGATGGGCGTCAACCCCGGATGGTCGGCAACCTCAAGGTGTTCGCGAATGGTGGCATCGAGGCCCAGAACCCGGAGATCGCTACGACGGGTGGCCCGGTCAGGGTGTGGGCGGAACCGCAGGCGGGACCGTGGGAGTCGTACATTCCGGGTGCCCCGGAGAAGCGTGCGCGGGCGATCGACATTTGGCGTGAAACCGGCCGGCGCTTGAATGTGCAGGAGTTCGCGGACGGCGGGTTCGGTGGCTACCAGGATAAGAAGCCACGCGACTACATGAAACCCACGAACCTGTATGAGGCTGCTTCTCTGGCAACGGGTCTCGGGTTCACAGCGGTGTCGGGGTTGTCGAACATCATCGGTATGGCGCAGTCGGGGACGGTTGATCTGTCGAAGTTGATGCCGTCGTTCGACACCGGCTCCAATGACATTCCCGGTCTCGGTGAACTGTTCTCGCAGCTCGTGGCGCCTCTCGAAGAAATCAATGCGACGTTGAAGGAAGGTGGCATGGTCACCGCAGACGTGAACGTCGACACCAGCAACGGTTCCATCGGCCTCGACATCATGAAGACCGGGCTCGCGTGAGCTACCCGATCAACTTCACCTGGACCGGCGTCGACGGCACAGTGTGGCCGTTCAAACGCCTCACCGAACAGTCGCTCACAAACCCGCTGCGCATCAAGCCACCCGGCATCAAAGGGCTGGCGGGCGCACCCGGTGAGCACGACGACGACCAGAACGTCGATCAAGCGGGGGTGACGTGGCGGGCGAAGATGCTCAAACCGAACGTCATCACCATCCCGGTCCTGTTCGGTCCCGTCGTCCCCGGGCAGGCAGCCCTCGACAAGTGGTGGGACTTCCGTGACAGTTTCGGTGACGGCCGCCAGCTCGGGAAATTCAACGTGCAGTCACGCCGGAAGAACGTCCTGCGGGACCGCTTCCAAGCCGCCCGCCTGCTGGGGGAGTTCCCCGACGTCGACGACATGCGTGTCTCCTCCCACGGTTTTGTGGAGGTGGGGGAGGTGCAGATCCGGTCGGATGAATCGTGGTGGCGCCAAGCCCCCATCGACATCTCCTACACGCCTACGCAGTTCGCGGGGGCGTCGGTGCCGAACGTGTCCGACGACGACGCGTGGGCGTACTGGGAGATCCTCGGCCCGATCACGAACCCGACGATCGGGTTGAACGGAGAATCCATCACTCTCGTCATCACGGTCCCGGCTGGTCAGACGTGGCGGATCAACACGGACCCGAACAACTTCTTGGTCCGTGACGGCGCCAACGTCGACCGCTCCTTCTTGCGTAACTATTGGCGGAAGCGTGCACCGCGTAAGACTGCGGCCAGTCTGAACAACGGCACGACGGACATCCCGGTGGCGCTCGGCGGAACTGGCACCAACAGCAACACTCGCATCCGGCTTGTGCTGCCGCAGGTGTACCGGGCGGCGATGTGATCAACGCACCCGGCTACGCCAACCCCAACGCCACCCCGAAGGAAGCCCGCGACATCCAGATCGGTGTCCGCTCCTCCGACCGCAGGACCATCGACTGGACCCCACTCGGCGGCTACAAGTCGTCGACGTTCGAGTTCGATTGGTACGAGCACGCGAACTTCGAAATCCATATCAAGCCGGATCATCGGCTGCTGCCGTTCATCAAGACCCGCAACGGCCGCCCGAAGCGCGCGATTTTCGTCCGCACCGAAGAGAACGGCATCACCCAGACCTACCGTCTGATGAAGCGCAGGCATGTGGGTGTGCCGGGGCGTGAGGATGTGGTGCTGTCCGGGTTCGATCATCGCTTCTACCTGCAACGCGGCCTCGACTGGGTGAACAACCTGTTCCCCCCGGAGTTCCAGATCAGCTTGACCGGTAAGCAGCATGTGACGATCGGCGAACCCGACATCGCATTCAAGCTCATCGGCGCGGGTGTGTGGACTCGGTTGAACAAGCCGATCTTCTCGGCGTTGCCGTTGCATCAGGTGACGACGGACCTCCCTGACTTGGATGACATCGACACCCTCGATGATCTGGTGAGTCTGGCGGATGGGTGGTTGGCGAACGTCGCTCTCATCTCGACCAGGTTCACTCGTCTGGATGAGGCGTTCGCGAACACTCGGAATCGTCTCGACTTCGGCTACAAGATGGATGTGTGGGACGGCTACGGCACCCCGCCGACCGTGTTCAACACGTCGTCGCTGTCGCAGTTGCAGTCCGTGATCGACGCAACCAGCGACAACTTCTTGAAGTTCACAAACCCGAACAACTATCTCGGGTTGGCTGATCCGGCGTCGTGGAATCGGATGCCGCGCGCCGGCTACATCTTCGACACGGTCGCGAAGCGGGACATGCGGCACATTCAGTGGCGCACTGACGGCGGCCAGATCTCGCACATAGATTACGAGATCAACGAACCCGATTTGGACCGAATTACCGTGGGCGGCAAGGCACCTGAGATTTTGAACCAGGTCATAGAATGGGGGGCGAACTTCGCCATCCAACTGCTGCTCAATGCGATCGCACCGGGCCTCGGGTTGGGTTTCGTTGTCGGTGACTTGTTCGACAACATCTTCTTCGCCTACCAATCCTTCTACGACAGCGACCTAGCAAACGAGGTCGGGCAGGACGACTCGTGGGGCGAGGGCTGGGGTGACAACACCAATGCCTACTCCCTGGATTCCTACTCGATCGCGCAGGAAAAGTTGGAAGCCGGGTCGGGTAACGAAAACCTGAACCTGACGGTCGATTCAGGGAATCTGAACGGTAACCAGTTCGGCGCCGACGACGACTCCGGGAAGCGTTACAACCTCGGTGACGTGCACACGTTCTACGACCAGGGGACGACGACGGAACAGTACGTCTCCCACGTCGTCTGTGCCGATGATCTGACGTCGGGGCGTCGGACACAGGTTCCCTCGTTCGGGAAAAACCCGCTGAAAAAGGTAGGGGTTACGTCGCTTCTCGGCAATCTGCAATCCCTCGCCAGCTACTCACGCGGCAACAGCAACAGCGTCTAGGAGACCTTCATGGCACCACGCTTCATCCCTGTCCCGCGTGGCTTCTACGTCACGTCCGGGTTCGGTTCCCGCTGGGGGACGACGCACTGGGGCATTGACTACGGCCGCGACGGCGGCTCGGGTGGGCAGCCTATCTACGCGGCGCAGGGCGGTACCGCTGTGATGGTGGGTGCTGCGTCGGGGTTTGGGCAGTGGATTGTGCTGGACCATCCGACGTCGGATGGTTCAGGTACGACGGTGTACGGCCACATCATCCCGGAGGTGCGGCAGGGTCAGCGTGTCGAAGCTGGGCAACGCATCGGACGGATCAACCCTGACTCGCGCAGTAACGGGGGAGTCGCACCGCACCTGCACTTCGAGGTTCACCGTGCAGTGTGGTCGCAGCCGGGAGTGAATCGCCTCGACCCTGCGCTCTGGCTCGACGGCGCACTGTGGCCCGGAGAACCGACCCCGCCACCTCCACCTGATGACGGCGCGACGTGGAATGCGATCTACGACCAGTTTGTGGGGCCCCGCTGATGGATGCACAGACACTCGCGAAGGCGATGGACAACCGCGTCTCGATGGCCCGCTACGAAGAGCTGGCACCGCACTTCAACCGCGCACTCATTCAGGCAGGCTGCACGACTGTGTTGCGGGTGACGATGTGGTGCAGCCAGATCGGTCACGAGTCCGGTGGTTTGAAGTGGATGGAGGAGATCGCGGACGGCTCGGCATACGAGGGTCGCCGCGATCTCGGGAACACACAGCAGGGGGACGGTCGACGGTTCAAGGGCCGCGGACCGATTCAGGTCACCGGCCGCAACAACTACGCGCGCCTGTCCGAATGGGCGCACAGCAAAGGCATCGTCGATTCCCCGTCGAAATTCGTTGACGACCCGGGCCTGCTGTCGCGTCCGGAGTTCGGGTTCCTCGGCGCTGTCTGGTATTGGACGGTCGCCAGGAACATGAACGCGTTCGCGGATGCCGAGAACCTGATCGGTGCGACACAGGCCGTCAACGGTGGGCAGAACGGCATCGACGATCGCCGCAAATTCTATTACCGCGCACTGGCTCTCGGTGACGCGCTTATACCTCAGGAGGACGACATGGCTGATGCCAATGCAGTGTATGAGCAGTTGATGGGCCCGGGTGGGAAGGGTTGGGGGCAGCTCGGGGATCAGTCGATCGTCGACGGCCTCTCGGATGTTCGGGACGCGCTGGTGGTGCCGTTCGAATCGATGATCGACGAGAACGGGAAGGTCTCGTTCACGCTGCCGACGTTCATCAAGTTCATCGACGCTGCGTGCTACCGCATCGACAAGCGCACCGAGAAGGCGGAGAAGGCGGCGGAACGCCTCGAAGCTGCGGTGGTCAACCTGTCGGCGGCGGTCGGCCGTATCGAATCGAAGCTGGGAGGCAAGTGATGTCGAAGCTCGCACAGAATTACCCGACGATCCGCAAGCTCATCTACGCCGTGGTTGTGCTGGTGTGTGGTGGTTTGGTCATCGCTGGGATCATTACTGAGGCGCAGTCGGCTGTGTATCTGGCGTACATCGGGTCGGGGTTGGGTGCTCTCGCTGCGATCCTCGCGTCGGTGAACGTGTCGCCAGCGGTTGTGACGCTCGAACCATCTGAGTACGAGATCACACCGCTCGACCCTTCGGACATTGCACAGCAGGTTGTGGCGCAGATCAATCAGGGCGCTGTGCAGGTGCAGGCGCACGCGGGGGAAACGGTAGCTGACATCCGCAGGCGCGCCGAAGAAGCGCTCGGATACCGTCCGGGCGTCTGATGCTGGGTACGCGTCTGACAGCAGGCGCTTGCGGGCTGATGCAGGTGGCCGTCGGGTTCCTGTATCTCGGTCCGTCGCAGTGGGTTCGCCGTCCGCTACCTCCTGAGCAGATCAGTCTCGTCGTCTACATCGAGCAGGCGGGCCCGTGGTGGGTGCTCCTGTTCGTACTGAGTGGGTTGATGCTTCTCATTGCGTCCGCCCGGTCTAAGGGCTTTGTCGTCGGCCACGCAGCCGGGGTGTTCGTCTGGGCCTTCTATGGCTCCGCGATCCTCCTCGGCGCCATCTTTTCCGAACCGCCCACACCTGTGCTCGCGGGGGCAATCGCTGTCTTCATGGCTTTCGTTCACGCTGGTCTTGCGTACGGGAGCGCCGAGAGGGGCTACAGGTGATCCTTGCGTCATCGAGCGTGATCACCGCTGAGCCGGTGTTCACGACAGAAAACATCGGCGTCCTCACGGCCCTGATTCTGGCGTTGTCTGGTTTCGTTGCGACGATTCTGAGTGCGCGGACGAAGGCGAAGGTCGACGAGATCGGGAAGTTGCAGGCGTTGTTGTCGGAGGCTGAAGAGGACCGCGACAAGGCAAAGAAGAAGCACGACGATGCGGTCACGTATTACGAGGCGCGGATTACGACGTTGCAGCGGCAGATCGATGACCGGGATCATGCGATCAACAAGCTGGATCGGATTGTGTTGGCGTGTAGGGCGTATATCGCGAAGTTGGGTCGTCTGATTGTGGACCGTGGGGATGAGTTGCCTGCGCGTCCGGCTGGGATGGATGACTGATGGAGCGGTTGCCGCGTCGGACTCCGTCGGCGCAGATGGATGTTGTGGGGTTGGTGTTCGATGCGATTGCGGGGATGGTTGAGGACATCCCGATTATCGGGGACATTGTTGCGTTCATCGCCAGTTTGTTCGGGCGGTCGTCGACTGCGAATGCACGGTTGTCGCGTCTTGAGGCGGTGGTGTCGAAGGGCGCTTCGGGGACTGACTTGTTCAATCGTGTGGATGCGGGCACGTTGGGGACGGGTCCGGGGATGCCTGGTCCGTGGGTGCAGGGTGGTTCTGGTCAGGTGCTCGGGGTGTACGGGAATGCTGCACGGTTGAGTCCTGGTGGTATTCCGTCGGCGGGTCGTCGGTGGGCGAAGTTCCCGTTGGTGGCGTCGACGTCTGCGATGGCGGTGGAGATCGGTGTCGACGATCGGGCCATCTCCAGCGACGATATGACGACGATCATTGTGTGCGCGAACTCTGATTTCACGGAGGGTATCGCGGCGAACCTGTTCGGTGTCGGCGTGTATCTCGCGCCGTTCACGCGGTCGGGTACTACGTGGACGTTCGGTCCTGACTTCGCTGCGGACCCGAGTTACAAGATCGAGCGGACGCAGTCGGTGGAACTCCGCGCATCCGGGTCGGGACTGTACACACTGTGGATCGATAACCAGCGGATCATCGGCGGGGATCTACCGTCGTACCCGATTGACGCCAACCATCGTTGGGGTGGGTTCGCGATCCGGTGTTCGATTCCGTTCCCGTTTGTGTACCGACTGGGGATTGGTGTCGCGGTGTTCGCGATGCGGTCGGAGTCGGAAGCATTCACGGCGATCGAGACGGTGGAAACCATCGCCAACGGAGCACAGACAACAGCCACCAACGCACAAACCGCAGCAGACAACGCCGTCGAAACCGCAGTCACCGAAGCCACCAATGCAGCCGTCGGAGCCGTCGGAACCGTCGTCGGCAACGTCATCGCACCACTCGAAAGCCGCGTCACCGCACTCGAAGGCGGCGGCACCCGAACCGTCTACGTCTCCAACTTCACCTGGACCAACCCCGGCAACGGCAGCATCATGGTCATCTGCATCGGCGGCGGATCGAACGGCGCCAACGCCGGCACCGGAACAACAGCAGTACCCGGAGGAGTGCACGGCGGCTACATCGCCCGAGAGTTCAAGTGCTCCAACCTTCCCGCGACAGTGAACGGAACCATCGGTGCAGCCGGAGTCCCGACAAGCTTCGGTAGTTACCTGACATCGATCCCCGGTGCTGAGGGAGCGATCCTCACCTCGCAGGGCGCGCTTCTGTCGGCGTCGGCGCCAGGACGAGGCGGCACCGGGGCAACAGTCGGCTCCTCCGAAAACCCCAAGATCAATGCGCAGGCCGGTCAGTCAACCCCGCTCGCTGTCGGCGGTGCTGCGGGAACGTCCAGCGCTGGTTACAACGGTGGCGCCGGTCAGTCGGTGCCTGTGGACTCCGAGACCCCGTGTGGTGGCGCTGGTGGCGGTGGTGGTGAAGCACGCAACGCAGCGTTCGCGCAGCCCGGTAACGGTGGCGCCGGCGGTGCACCCGGTGGCGCTGGTGGCGGCGGCGGTCGCCCCGGTGGTTTCAATGCCGCAGCTACCGGCGAGGGCGGACCCGGCGCGATCGGCCGAATGATCATCGACCACAAACCAGGAGCAGTCACATGACGGGTACCGCGCGACGTGTTGTGCGTGATGACATCGCGAACTTCATGGGCAATTGGACGGGTGATAGCAGTGATGCGCACCTGTTCAAGCTTGATCCTCCGCTGGACGGTCATTTTTTCGTCGCGGTGTTGGTGCTGGATTACCCGAGCGTCGGGCTGGATCGCACTGATGTGTTCGCGGCGCTCGGTAATGGCGGCGCGGTTCCGCATCCGGGTGGCGGGTTGGCGCCGCAGCGTTCGTACCGATTGATGTCTCATGCCCAGGCGCTCGCTGAGTTGGGCTACACGGTTTCAACTACTGAGAGTGAGGACTAGATTATGCCTTTGCCTGTTGGTGTGCAGACGGGGACGGTGACCTTCGGGTCCGCCGTGTCCTTCGGCGGCCGAACCACAACCGCCAAACTCGACATCGAACCATCCGCCCGACTCATCTACGACCCCGACAACGCAGGCGACGGCATCCCCATCCTCGACTTCATCGAAACCGCCACCGCAGACGACGGCCAACCCGGCCAAATGTACCTACCCCTCTGCGACCAAGCCGGGTTCAAAGCCACCCAAAACGGCATCGTCGTCACCATCACCGGCTGGTCCTACAAAGGCACATTGACCTGGACCGATTTGAACACCAACAAATCCAAGTCCGTGACGAAGGTCTTCCAAATCAACACCGGCCAAACCACGATCGACTTCGACCGGTTGCCTGACACCGTCGGTGTCCTCCCCGTCACCGCACCCACCGTCGGCGTCCAAGCCTTCCTCGGCAAAACCGGCAACATCACCGAAACCGACCTCGCCGAACTGGACCTGGGTGGGGGAGCACCGACGAGCGAGAATGTCGCACCACTCCTCACCACACCCGGCCCCGCCAAAACAGCACTCGACGCGAGTTATGCACCGCTTTCCTCGTACGCTGCGAATCCCGATCAGATCGCAGTCGGCACCATCACGCGATCCGCGAGCGGTGCAGCAACAGGCTTCGGTGTCGTCTGGCCGGACGGAGCAACAGGTGCATTCGTCGGAACCGAATCGGTGTCCACCCCCGGTGCGATCGACAGCTACACCGTCACCCACGTGAGCGGAAACCCCGCCGTGACCAAGACCTACACCCAACCCGCTCTCACTCGCGACGCATCCGGCGCAGTGACGGCCCGACCCGCGATCGTGGTGAGCTGACATGGGACTCCTCGACCCTCCCGCCCTGACACCTGCCGTCGCAGACGGTCGGTACGCGACAGCGGCGCGCACGACAGCGGTAGCCGCAGCGATCGCCCCGCTCTCGGACGCCGCATCGCGATTCCTGGTGCGCAAGGACGGCACCACCATCTATGCAATCGACTTCCGCAACGGCGGCACGGAGAAGCAGGTCGCCACCGGCCTCGACATCGCGGACACCCCCGCTATCATCGGAAACTTCGCACTGTTCCACAACGCGGCGAACGCCTGGCTGTGCCTCGACCTGACCAACGGCTACGTCTCCCCGGTACTCGCCGCTCCCGGTCTCGCGGTGTGGGGTTCGTCGAGCGCTCAGCGCCTCGTGTCGCAAGGTGGACTGCAGTCGGTACTCGGCATCCCGGTCTACTCGCAGGGCATCGGCGGCGAGGAGATCCAACACTCGGCAGCCAAGGCCAACGCGGTCCCCGTCCTCGTGCAGCCAGTCGGCGGATCGATCCCAGCATCCGGCGCGGTCGCAGTGACCGTGACCAACAGTTTCCCGGTCAACCCGACGGTGTCGATCGCAGGCACGCTCGCGGGCGTCGCAGGCACCCTCGCCTACACAGCGACACCGACTGCCGGCTACACCTTCACCCGGACGACCACCGGCAGTGTGGTCGCAGTGGCCGCGCCGACTCCCTTCGTCTCCGGTGACGGCGTGACGTACCGCGACAACGCGCACGTCTTCTGGCCAGGCAAGAACAACCTCTCTGCCGTGAGCGCGACCGAAGAGGCGCGGGTCATCGACTACACCGCCAAGCACTGGCGGCAGGTCGGGGCGTTCTCGAAGCGCCGACTGCTCCTCGGACACTTCGCCAACCAGAACTGGGAAGCAGACCGCATCGCCCAGAACACCCGCGTCAATACAGCGTTCGCCGGGATCGCCGGTGACAAGTACATGGACATCGGCGCGTACATCACCAGCTCGGCAGTGTGGGTCGACACCGGTTTGACGCCGACCGCCGAAGATCTCGCAGCCCAGGCGAAGGGCGTCCTACCTCCGTCCCTCGCCGCCGACGTTCAGCACCTCTCGCACACCGGGTACAACGCTGTCGCAAAGCTGATCGGCGCGAAGCTGCTCGCACTCGGATGGGTCGACACACTCGGCAATCCAGCGGTCGGCACCGTCCTACTCAGCGACGGGTTCTCCGGGAGCGGCGAACTCAACGGCCGCTCCACCGACTCGGCTGCAGGTGGCACCGCAGCCGCGTGGACAGCTTCACCTGCTGGCCGGTACGCAGTCGGCAGTGGCCGTCTCACCCTGGCGATCACGCAGAACGAGTCTCCCGCAGCTACGGCGCCGATGCCCACCTCGGATGTGGAGCTGACGTGTCGGGTGGTGACGCGGCCTGCAGCCACGGGCACATCGGTGTACCTCGATGTGCGCCGCCAGAGTGGCAACTCCACATCGATCCGCATCCGCATCGGGTCGACGACCGTCGACCTCCGCAAGCGCGTCGGCGCGACGACGACCACCTTCCCGGGCTCCTCGACCTCTCTGGCCGACGGCGACGTGGTGGGCGTGCGCGTGATCGGATCGACCCTGTCGCTGTTGAAGAACGGCGCAGTAGTCGTGACCGTCACCGATACCGACATTCTCACGGGATCACTGGTTGCTATCGGCGCATTCAACTCGGCCGCCAGCGACTCGATCGTTCTGGACGATTACAAGGTCGTTGCCGCCGCCTAGTCGCGCGGATCAGCCTCGGACCGCCTAGCATCCCAGTGATGCGCGACCGATCAATCGACGTGGCCAAGGGCCTGGCGATCATTGCCATCGTTCTTGGCCACGTCCTACGCGGCCTGGTGTCATCGGGACTGATCGACGCCAACTCGACGGCGTTTCAGCACACGGACCGGCTGCTGTACATGGCTCACCTTTCGGTGTTTGCACTGCTGTCCGGTCTGTTCGTCCAGCAGGGCTTAGCGAAGTCCGGGCGCGCCGACTACCTCCGGAGTCGCGTCGGGTTGTTCCTGTACCTCTACGTGCTATGGGAACTGCTGCAGGGTTTCTCAGCGCTCGTTCTCTCACCGGAGGGTAAGACGGTGGGTACGGTTCTCTCGCTCTGGCGCCCTGACAGTCAGATGTGGTTCTTCCCGTGGCTCATCGTGGTGACCGTCGCGGTCGCGTTCTTTCCGCCGTGGGGTCGACCCCGGTACCGCGCCGCCCTCGCGTGCGTGGTCATTGTTGCGGTGGGCATTGCGCGATGGGGTCAACTCGGAACCATCGCCTTCACGCAAGGCCTGAGTCTGGGGATGTTCTTCTTCGCTGGCGCGGCGATGGGCAGCGCCCGGTATCAGCGATGGGTAGCCGCACGCATCAGCATTCCCGTCGCGATCGCTGCCGGTGCGCTATACGTCGTGCTGACTGTGCAGTTCGACGCCGTCCCGCCGACGTCGCTCGGAGACGGATGGTCCTTCTCGGGTACCGCGTTGGGGGTCGTCTCGTCGTTCTCGGCTGTCGCCGCTGTCGCTGTCGCCGCGAAGATGTTGAGCCGAGTAGACCGCCTGGCGCAGGTGTTGGCGTACGTCGGGCGGCACTCGCTCGAAGTGTTTGTCGCTCACGTATTCGCCATTAACGCTGTGCGTGTCGTGTTGGAGCGCGCCGGATTCGATTCGGTAGCGCTGCAGGTGGCCCTGGGCACGGTCGGGGGAGTTGTCTTCCCGCTGCTGCTCGGTTGGGTGGTCGCGAGATTCCGCATCCCGTGGGTATTCGATGCTCCGAGGGTGATCGTCGGAGCGCCGCGCACCGCGAAGACGCACTGATTCAGAAGCCCGTCCGCTGCATGTAGTCGATCCAGCACGATTCCGAGCAGGTCGGGTCCACCGCATTGTCGGGGAGAGTTCGCCCGCACTCGGAGCACTTGCCAGGGTGCATCTCGCGATACCACCAGGAGCGGATGCGTCCAATGAGACCACCGCTGCCGTTCACGCGACCACCGGCATCTCACTGAGGGCGATGACTGCTGTGACGATAGTGCCGCCACCGATTCCGAGGAGGAAGTCCATCCTGTGGTCACGGAGCCACTCGCGTGTTCTGGTCATGCGCAGCATTGTGCCGTACCGCGAGGTCCGTTGCTACTCGCCCGCAGCAGGGTTGGCGGTGCGCGACAGGGTCAGCACATTGGTGCGTTCGTGGATGACGTTTCTGTCTTTGTCCCACGCAGTGACGTGGTCCTCGTTGCGCTCCGCATCGTTCACGCGGGGATCCTTGATGATCTCGTCGGGGGTGTCGTCGCGGTAGACGATGTGCAGCCACATGTGCCGGGACTCTACAGAATCGGTCGTCCGAATGACCCTCCCGAAGCGGTACATAACACCAAGAATGAATCGTGTCGGTGGGCCGCGAGATACTGGCGGTCATGGCCGACGAACACGATCACACCTTTCGCCCGGCTGTCGACGAAGGACAAGCAGGGTGGGTCACCCTCTCCACCGGGCAACGTGCATACCGCTACGACGGTGAGGATGATCTGATCTACGACTCGGGAACCGCACCAGGACACCCTGCGTCTGAGTAGGTATGGACGACATCGAGCGTGCGGTGATCCGTAGTGAAGGCTTCGACCCCGACGACCCGGCCGTCATCGCCGCGCTCGACCGGGTGACGGTGACGCTCCGGCGTTACTGCTTCGACACGCCTCGGCCGTCGAAGGCATTGTCCTGGCAGTCCGGTCCGAGAGCTGGCGTGTACGTGATTGCGTCGCATTCTCGGCATCGGTGAGTCCGGTGGTGATGAACATCGCATGAGCAAACATGGCTGCCGACGAGGACGCGACCACCCGCGAGCAGGTGACCGCTCGGACACCGCTCAGGAGCGCCTTCGACCCAGCCGCGGCCATTCCACCTGAGCGTGTTGTGGTCCACCGTCGGCCTCCCCAGAAATGCGGAAGCGGGCCCCGGCTTCCCTCCGTGACCCGCTAACCGAACACTAGCAAACATCGAACACCCGTGCGAACGTGCGGGTGGTTTCGCGTGCCCGCACACCGGGCTCACAGATCCCCAACCAGATCGGGGGTGACGCCAATGTGGCGTCTCGGAATCACTGTCCTCATCGGGGCAGTGGCAGTCATCTACCTCAGGAGAATCATCATGAGCGCAGCACAGGACACCGTCGACCAGCTCACCGCACAGGTCACCAAGACCAAGGACGAAGTACTCGGCAAGATCGCGGACCTCGAAGCTCAGGTCGCCGCGGGCGAGACCCCGGACTTCACCGAGCTGAAGGCCGCCATCCAGGGCGTCGACGACATCGTCCCCGACGCCGTCGACCCGGTCGAAACCCCGGAGCCGACCGAACCCACCGCCTGATCTACGGCGCGTGTCAGCCCCCTGCCTCAACGAGGTGGGGGGCTTTCGTCGTGTCCGCAGCACGCCAACGCCGGACCTGCCTGTCCGAGACACCCAACCGCTCCGCAATCTCCACAGGCTTCAACCCCTCCGCGAGCCACAGCAGGGCTTGGTCCCGCGGCGTGAGTTCGGCAGGGATGTCCGCCTCCCGGACACCCTCGGACGGAATGTCCACGTCCTGCCGCAACAGAACCGACAGATGCGTCACAGCCACCAACGCCAACGGCGGAACCTGCGACACACCGACCGCAACCCACGACCCGGTCGCCAACCACGCATGCGCACCGTTCCCCGCCAACGACACCCCGGCCGCCGACGCCAACAGGAACCACGCGTACCCGTTCCGTTCGGCAGCGACGACACCGACGGTCGCGGCGATGATGACGCCGTCGACGATGAGCGGCCACGCCCACGCCACCCCGACTTCCGAGCGGCGCGCGAGATCCCACAGTGCGACGTAGGAGACGGTGAACGCCAACAC